GTAACGATAACAGCATTAATTCTTCAGACTCAAGATGCAGCCACAGCGCCAGCCTCTGTTCAGTACGCTTCGGCAGCGCGTAACATCTTCTGTAACATCACTAACACGGTTGATGCTACAACGGCTGGTTCGTTTACGTTTATCATTGAGTACGTTCAGGTTGCGTAAGTATTAATATGGCGGGGTTAACGCCCCGCCTACAAATTATAGGAGACTGCAATGTCAAATGTATCAGACGTACAGGTAGCCTTCATTTCGGATGAGGTTGCTTTAGACGCAGACGGCATATCCACTGCAACATCGGTTGGAAACAATGCTAATTTGGTTATTGGCGGCGCTTTAGCTTCGGGTGGTTCCGTCACTAATGCTTCCGGTAGAGTTGTTACAATCCTTTCTGCGGGGGATGACTCGAGTAAATCTTTCACGGTTACGGGAACTGACGTAAATGGAGATGCTCAAACGGAATCAATTACGGGGGCTAACGACAATACAGCTACCGGAGCTTTGTTCTTTAAAACGATTACTCAAATTGCCGCGGTGGGCAATCCTGCGGGCAACGTCAGTGCTGGAATTAATAACTCCGCTGCGGCCGTAATCAACGCAGAGAGAACTCGTCTCAAAGGGTACTCAATTGTGTCTGGCGGCACAGCGGGAGTGGTTAACTTTGTAGACACCAGTACTGCCGGCACTGTTCGTTTCAAGGCTCGTACTATTGGCACAGACAATACAACTTTGGACAACACCATTCCGGATCAGGGGCTGTTGTTTAAAGACGGTTGTTTTGTAACATTCACGGTTGGCACTATCGACATGATGAACTTCTTTCACGCATAGGAGTTTCTTATGGCTGGAGACAAGGCGATACCTCGGACTAAAAAGAATTACCGTTCCACTAAGTCTGGAGCGGGTATGACTGAGAAGGGTGTAAAGGCTCACCGCTCTGCAAACCCAGGGTCTAAGCTAAAGACCGCGGTTACGGGCACAGTTAAGAAGGGCAGTAAGGATGCAAAGAGACGGAAGTCTTATTGCGCTCGGTCTGCTGGGCAGATGAAGAAGTTTCCAAAAGCTGCCAAGGATCCAAACAGCCGACTCCGTCAGGCTAGAAAAAGGTGGAAGTGCTAATGCTGTCTAAAGGAAATCAAAAGAAGGTAAAGAAGGTTGTTAAGGGTTTGAAAAAGGCCTCAAGGCTACATGCTAGTCAGGCTAAAACTCTTAAATCCATGACTAAGAAAAAGTAGTTGATATGTCTAAAGATGCGCTCCTTGGAACACTAACCGCGATAGCCCTTGGGTATTGTGGTTGGCTTGGAGTGCAAGTTGTATCAATTAAATCAGACGTTTCTGTGGTAGCACATCAAACAGAGCAAATGTGGAACGAGTATATTCAGAGGAGAACTGGTCTTGACCATAAGCCGATCTCAAATGACACAGCAAATAACCAAACCTCCCGGTAAAGCATCTAAAGGTCTTGTGTACTACAAGAACGGTGGAGGTGTATCTGCTAAGTCTAAGGGTAGTAAAATCTGCCCGTCTGGAAAGGCGTGGGCCAAGCGCACCTTTGATACTTATCCTTCTGCGTATGCCAACATGGCTGCTTCCAAGTACTGCAAAGATCCTAATTATGCTAAAGGTTCCAAGAGCGGGAAAAAGAGGGCATAATGGGAGAGCTAAAGAAATGGCGCGACCAGAAGTGGGTGAGGATAGGAACCGATGGTGAGATTAAGGGTGAGTGTGGAACTTCAAAAGATAAGAAGAACCCTGACCGCTGCCTACCTTCGGCTAAGGCACGTTCTCTTTCTAAAAAAGATAGAGCTGCGACTGCAAATAAAAAAAAGAAGGCTGGCGCGAAAGGCAAAACCGTTGTTAGCAACACCAAAAAAGCTAAGGTCAAAGGATACAGCCTCGGCGGAGAAGTCAACGAACCCAAAAGGCCGTACAAAGGAAAAACGGAAAAAGGGAAAGCGGTCGCGAAAGGGTGCGGCGTAGTGATGGCAGATAAGCGCAAACAAACGTTTGGCGCTCGGCAATTTTAAGATGAAAGACTTGAGGCTATGACAACATCAGGAACCAGGGACTTCAACATAGATGTCGGTGAGATCATCGAAGAGGCTTACGAACGCTGTGGCATAGAAGTCCGCACGGGATATGACGCACGAACGGCTAGAAGATCTTTGAACCTGATGTTTGCTGATTGGGCAAACAGAGGAATTAATATGTGGACGGTCAGGTCGGCCACCGCCACTCTGACAAAAGGAACCAGTGCCGTAACACTAGATGCCACGGTTGTGGATGTATTGGAAGTTGTGCTGCGCCGAGATGGAACGGACTTTGAGATCAACCGGATTAGTCGCGGAGAGTACGCAACTCTTCCTACTAAAACCACTGAGGGACGGCCTAGCCAATTTTACTTTGATCGCCAGATTGTTCCAATAATTAACCTTTGGGCCACGCCTGAGAACTCCACTGATCAAATCGTATACTATTACGTCCAACGTATTGAGGACGCAGACAACCTTGTAAATACAACAGATATGCCATTTCGGTTTTACCCGTGCATGGTTGCTGGTCTAGCGTACTATATTGCAATGAAGCGAACACCGGATCGTTTGCAGATGCTAAAGACGGTCTATGAGGAAGAGTTCCAACGCGCTTCGGACGAAGATGAAGATCGCGTACCATTGAAACTCCAGCCCAGCTTTCAATACTTGAGGGTCTAGCATGGCATACGCTTCTGATAAAAACGCATATGGTATATCAGATCGATCTGGTTTTCGGTATCGTTTGAAAGATATGCGTGTGGAATGGACTGGCGCTAAAGTCGGTAAGGATGAGTTCGAGCCCAAGCACCCACAACTATTTCCTCCTAGGGTTGGAAATGATCCTCAAGCACTACTAAATCCTCGCCCCGAATCTGGTTTGGCGGAGCAACGAAACATTCAATACGGTTGGAATCCTGTTGGCTTTAGAGGGGATGAAGCATTCACCTCTAATCCGCTACTTGCTGAAGGCGCCGTGGGAGAGGTTACGATACAGACATGAGCTTTACATATACCACGCTGAAAGAAGCGATACAGGATTATACAGAGAACGATGAGACGGGGTTTATTAAGAACCTTCCATTGTTTATTGAGATGGCAGAAGAGCGTATTCTAAAGAACGTGCAACTGACATTGTTTCAGAAGAACGCCTCGGGGGTCATGACTTCTGGCAATCAATACGTTGCGGTTCCTTCTGACTTCATGGCGCCGTTCTCCTTGAGCTTTATTTCCAGTGGGGCAAAAGAGTACTTACTGTTTAAAGACTTGGACTTTGTGCAGACTTACACGCCGAACCCCGCGACCACTGGCGTTCCCATTTACTATGCTCAGTTTGATGTAGATAACTTTGTAGTCGCGCCAACGCCCAACGCTGGTTTTGATCTGGAATTAAACTATCTGTATCGACCTGCCAGTTTAACCACTAGCTTGTTTACCCTAACGGTAATTCCAGAGGGCGGGACGTTTACATCGTCAGATACAATAACGGGCGGCACTAGCGGCCAGTCTTCTGCGGTTAGCGAGGTTACGTCTTCATCAACGTTGATCGTTGGAATACCCAGTGGCAACTACACTGTGGGAGAAACAATAACGGGCAGTTCTAGTGGGGCAACTGCCGATATAAGAGCCATTGGTGCGGACACTTCTGTAAGTTGGTTGAGTGACGAGGCTCGAATGACATTGCTGTATGGATGTTTAACTGAAGCCTACACCTATATGAAGGGTGATCCTGCACTAGCCAGTGTTTACGAACGCCGGTTTGCGGAAGGCTTATCACGTCTCAAGAACCTTGGTGAGGGTCAGGAGATTGCAGATGAATACCGGTACGGACCAATAAGGAAACGTAGAACATGAACAATATGTCTTTTGGTGTTTCGATGTCCAATGATTTTAAGGTTGGTGTGGAGACTACAAACAACAGGGGCTTTACTCCAGAGGAAACCGCAAAGCGTTGCGTGGATAAAATCATCGGAGTTTCTGATAACGCACCTCCTGCAATTAAGGACCAGGCTCTAGCCTATCGGGCGGAGATGGAGAAGATCATAGCAGTGTATATGAAACAGGCTATCAAGAGTGATAGAACTACGGTATATAATGCAATAAAAGATGCTGGTCAGCCCACGTTGGCCGAATATATAAGGAAAATGTAGATGGCTTTTAACGGCAACTTTCTA